GTGCACAGCAGACAAAAGAAAATTTACCAATCTTCCAAATCATCTGACAAATCTTGAGATCCACGGAGAGGTTGTTCCAAAAGCAACTTGATTGGAGTATATGACATGAATGACAGATCCAGGTACTCGGTTAGCCAAATTCTGTCAAGCTCATCCAGCTCTGAGACTGCCTCATAGAGTTGCTGAGTGGCACTAATGTCATCATCAACCAGTCGCTCAGCTGAGATCTTCACAGGTAGAGTGAGTGACAGGCCATACCCGAGTTGCTTTCCTGTCTTCTTGGATGCCATTTCGATCATTCTGGGAGAGAGAGGCCTGGCGGAACCTGAGGCAAGATTCACGATGATCCCTTGTGGTTGCCTGATGGAGCTTTGTGATGAAACAGGGGCACTCATTTCCCCTTCTTCGGATTTGCTGGAGCCGCTAGCTGAAGATGCTGAGGCATACTCGATGTCACTCAGTCCCTCCATGAGGTCTGTTAGATCGAGATCCAGGCCCTCGGCGAGATCTGCCATCACTTCGGATCCCTCTTCTCTTGGGGCCTCCGTTTCCACGACCAGATTCTCTGACGCTTGATAGTAGTCGAACATCGTGGTTGTGATGAAGTTGCTGGCTTTCAATCCCCTGAGACGATTGATCAACCAGGTGTCCATGGTGAGGCTAAGACCATACATTCGAACTTGGTGATCTTCGACCACTGTCTGGGACAAGACTTGAATCGGTGCAGATGTGTAGTACTCCTGCATCATCAGAAACCCAGACTGGGGACGAAGCTTGACCCTCACGAAATCTTCGGTGCTAACGTTGTACAAATTGTATGTGTCCAGGTCAGTGTCATCAGGTTTCAGCAGGTCAAAGGATGTGCCCCAGATGTGGTGGTCAAACTGACTTTCAGATTTGATGATTAACTCTCGTCCAGAGTTGCCATGAGAGGAGCTCACGTTTCTTTGCCAGGCCACACAATTGTCGCTTGACTTGAACTTACTTTCTGGTATGGTGACACTGAGTCTCAGAGGATCAACCCGGATGTTGTCTTTGGCAAGACCGGTGGACAGAGAATGAAGGAGGGTCTGTTGAAGACTTTGGCTCTGGATCAGGTAAGATGAGTCACCAGCCAACAGGTTCACTAGAGTAGTGATGTCGATGGCTCGAACATTCCCAGTTCTAAGGAGAGCAGGGAGCCCCTGTGACATGATGTCGATCACCATCGTACCTCCAAATTTCATGGCTGGTTCTTCTATGGCACTCAGGACTGCGAGGAGGTGTGTGTCAATGACTCTTCGTGGCTCAGCAGTGGGAGAGTAGTCATAGCTTAGGCGGCAGCCTGCCATGAAGTTTGATGACAGAATGATCTCAGGGAAATTCTTCACGGACTGGTCTTTCTCTCTGGTCACTAGTCGGAAGAGTTGTTTCCTCACAGAAAGCTTGTTGAGAAAGTTGCTGTAAGTCATTCTTGATTCAAGGAAAAGCCAAGGGTGCACGTTGCTGACTCCTCCTAGGGCGGAAGGAAGATTGACCTCTTCAAATTCCATCAGCTTGTCATAGATGTATGTCTGTGTGGTGTAAGTCTGTCTGCGAACATGTGTATGGCCAATTCGCGGCACAACGCTCAGCCGGAGAGGGTTCAAGGACTTCTCTGTGTCTGATAAGACTCTCAGATCATTTTCAATCTGTGCCAGATCCAGAGGGATTTCTATGTCCAAACTAGGGAGGTCGGTGGTCAGGAACTTGTCAGCCATTGAATGAAGATCTTGCCTGGTCAGCTTGGTTTTATCGGAGAGGTGAGACAGGAGATATGAGTTCATCCTGTAAAGAGGAGCTGTGGAGGGAGTTTGAGTCACCATGAATCGTCTGGCTGATCCCTCATCAACACCGGATGATGACTCTCGTTGAGCACATGCCATCAGGGCCAAGACAAGTGTGGAGCTGTAACGACTGTGATACACATCCTTGAAGATCTCTTCGGGTGCTGACAACAAAAACTCGCGGAGTGCTCTGGACTGTCTTTGAGGTCGTCGGCATAGGTGGACAGTTCCTGATCTGGAGAAGCTTGGCATGGTTAATTTGCCATCTTCATCAACATCAACAGAGATGCTCTTGAGCTCTCGACCAAAGGGAGACAGGTCCAGCATTCGTTTGAGTGATTCCTCAACGTCTCCGTCACTGTAGTTGTTTAGAAGTGGTACTAGGGGATGGCTGCAAGAGGCTCGAAGAGGATCTGGCCTAACTAAACCGCCAAGTTCCAGCGGAATCCGGTACACATCTCGGCCATGAGCCTTCCAAAGAGATCGACTCTGATTCTGATACATTGCTAGGGCATTGTTTAGGACAAAAATCCAGCAGGAGCCAATGAAGGACCCTTCTGATCTGAGGAATTCAGTTGACTGGCTAACTGGGCGCTGGGCAACCGGAAAGGGATCGATGTCAGGAGACACATCCACAAAGGACAACCTTGATTTTATGTCTGGTTTCATCTCCCCCATAGCAGTGAAGAACTCAGAATTGAATTCGAAGTAAGTTGATGAGAAGGTAGATTTCTGCAAGTTCCTCTTGATTCCATACAATCTCATCACATCCACATGTAGAGACAGCGTGTCCTTCAGGGTGGCAAAAACAGGTGCACCGGATGATCGATCCCAAGACTGAATTCTGGCATAGTCATCAGATGTGGTGAAAGAGTTCACCTTCAAGCCAATGTTTCTGTACCGCCGTTGAGTTATGTAATTTGAGAGCTCCTGTGCATCAGAGCCCAGAACTGAGGATGTGACACCTAGGATTCCCTGGTGCATGCTCTCCTCCAGATGGATGATCTGACTGTTGAATTGCCCTATTTTTGGGCTCATGGTGCGCAACCTGTGTATGGCGATCGATACTTGGTTGGAAAGAGGTTTGGTTAGATCAAAAGACTTCGACAGCAAGAAGAGCTCATCGGGGATCTTAAAGACTTTGCTTGAAAACAAAGTGAGACAGTTCCTGAGAATCACAGTGTTATCACCAGAGAATCTCATCCTCACCACTTGGTACAAGGCGTGAAGCATCATGGAGGGCCCCCAGGTGGAGCAATCTGCACTGTCATAAAACACCACTTTCTCGGACTTCGTTGCGTCAGATCGCCTCTTTGCCATGAGAACAATGTCACGTTTGTCGGAGACCTCGATGAGGTTGGTGGTTAAGCCAAGTCGGAGATCAGTGTCTCTGATGTGTCGTGATAGGTCCTCCACGTACCGACACATGATGCGGGATGCTGCGTTTAAGACAGCAATTTCACGGGCACCTAGCTGGTCCTTGTGTACCATTTTGGATATGCAAGACGCGAAGTTGTTTGTCAGCCACGCCAGGACAACCGATAAGTTCTCTGGCATTTCAACCATCCTCCTCAGCTCGCTCATGTCATCCTCATCTGGGGTCTCATCGATGATGAAGTTGTAGTCTTCTGGGACGCTTGATGGCAGATCTCCTTTCATCATCTTGTTCAGAAGCGCCAAGATGGTTCTGTAGCACTTGCTGTTTTGTGTCACCTTCTTGGTCTTTTTCCCATCCTGCACATGGTGGGTGACAACGAGGCCATTTGATTTGGAGTCACGAACGCTGCCGCGGTTGTTCATAACATCCGACACTTTCATTCTACGGTGAACATCCTTACAGTTGTAAGTCCGCTTAACAGTGTCCCCTATGGTCTTGTCCTTCTCATTCCTCACCTTGAGAAGGGTTGCAATACCGCCAATGTAAAGTGCCTGTGGAGACGGAGAGAATTGCATGGCCTCGCATGTGACATAGTTGAATGCCTTGAGCTCATTGATCAGCTCGTCTACATCACGAATGTGATCGTCTTGGTGTCGGCCCTCGTGTTCGAATTCTGCGCGTTTAACGGTGAGGTAGGCTTCTCTGGCGTCAAGTTGTTTGTTCACAACCAAGGCCTCTGAGGTGACTTTCTGATATCTCTGAATGGATAGAGCCCGAGAGTTGTAAAATGAGTTGAAAGTGTGTTGTTGAGACAGGTAATGATTCTCCTCATCAGGCATAGCCACAGACCAGCCTTCAACATTCACAGTCATCTTTAGCCCGTGGGTCTCAGAGAGTGTGGTGCGACTGCGACAAATCAGATCATTGGTGCAGCCTAGGGCTTTGGCGACAGATAGCATATCTGACATCTTGAGCATTCGAGCAACATACAGTTTTTCGATACTGCATTTGGGCTCATACCAGCTCATCTTCTTAAAGAGGGGCCCCACACCTGAGGTGAAGCCAACGCCATTGACGAAGAAATATCTGCACAAATCGGCAACTTGAGAGAATGTATTGGAGTTGAGCAGAGTCAGACTAAGAGGGAGGATCATCTCATCTTGCAATCGATCCTTGTGTTCAGGGAAATGGCTGATGCAAGTCTCATACCTAAGAGTTTACCAAGAAATGGCTTTGTGTAAGACTGTTGTG